ATGACGACTTCGCTTTTGCTAACCGCATGATCGAGGACGTGCTCCAGCGCCAACAGGGTGGTGCAGCCTTCAAGCTGTACACCAACCGCATCATCAGCAGCGGCACGGTGGACGAAACCAAGAGCCGTTCGATTGCGATGGATGCCATCCTGACCAACGCCTCGATGACGATTGATCCTGACAACGCCCAAACCGTTTCGATCAGCTTCCGTCCCGCATCTACTCCTACTTTCGACTTCCTGACCACTGCCTGATAATCAGACAGTCGGGAACTGAGCCCCAGCCTCACCGCTGGGGCTTTTTTATGACTACTGCGCTACAGTAAAAAACAACACACCCGACACGTGTATGCCCGCCTCAATTCCAACCCGCGCCATCGACCGCCTGCGCAAAGCCGCCAACCTGGAACCCAGCAAAAAGCTGGTGGAACTGAGCGACGGCAGCCAATTTGAAATGTGGGTGGCACCCTTGACGATGGCTGAGCGTGAACGCGCCCAGAAAAACGCCAAGTCTGATGACGCCAACGCTTTCGCTCTCCAGCTTCTAATCCAGAAAGCCTGCGATGAAAACGGTGCCAAGTTGTTCAGCACTGGCGAAATCGACGTCCTTAAGAACGAAGTCAAGGACCGCGATCTGCAGTCGTTGATGCTGGCAATCCTGACCGACGACTCAGAGCCCATCGACCCAAAATCCTAAGCGCCGAACTACGGAAAGATAGCTGGCTCATGCTCCAATTTGGCGTTGCCAAGGAACTGGGCAAAACGCTCTCCGAAGTCCGGTCTACCATGACAGCCGAAGAACTCCTCGGCTGGAGCGCCTACTTCTGCATCCTCAACGAGGACCAGGAAAAGGCGATGGAACAAGCAAAGCGCCGCCGGTAGTCACGGCGGCTTTTTATTGCGTAGACTGTTGAAACGCAAGCTACATGGTCGATGGCTGATTACGACGCCAAGATAAGAGTCAGTGCTGATACGAGTGCCGCAGAACGTTCACTTCAAAACTTTGAAACAAAACTAAACGGTCTTGTAGCCGGTCTAGATATAGGTAAAAAGGTAGGTCGGTCTTTTACAGAAGCATTTGTTCCCCCTAAACAGTTAAAACAACTTGATCGGGAACTTGCAACTATTGCAAGTCGAGCTGACACTGTAGCTAAACGGTTTGCACGTGTTGTAGAAGGTGTAGGCACAGTTGGCGTCGCAGCTAAAGGTATTTCTGATGTTGGAGACGCTCTCCAACAGCTCTCTGTAAATGCGGGACAAGCACTTGACCAAGTTAATAATTTTGCAAAACTTAAACAGGCTTTAGTCCCAGGTTTTGGGGCTATGCAAGCCTCAGTAAGTACACTAGCTAAAACAATATCCACGTTAGAATATAAATTTAGTTCTTTAGTCCCTGGCGCTCAGGGTATTGTAGACATATTAGGTTCTATAGGTCCACAGGCAGGTGTAGTATCTGCAGCTGTAGCAGCTATAGGTGTTGCATTTGAAACTGTTCTTAAAGGTCGTGCAAAACAACTTGAAACAGAAGTTGGTACCGTACTTAAAACAATAAACGATCAAACTCAACAACTACTTCGCAATCTCGAAGCATTAAACCTGCCTCTTGGTGGAACAGTACGCCAATTTCAAAACCTGTTACGCACGGGTCAAGAACGTCTTGCAAATGTTTCATCTTACAGCAACGAAGCCGGTAGAGCTTTAAGTACAATCCTGACTGCAGAGATGCGGTTGACAGCAGAACTGGAACGGCAAGCAGTGCTTCGCCGCGAAATGGAAGCATCGCGTTTTGCCTCCGTGGCACAACGCACGGGAATGCAGTTCACGTTTGGTGGGCCCAAAGCTCTGCCGATGGCAGGCCAAACCGCATTCCAAGGCGCCATGCGTGGCGGTCTCGGCGGTGGCGCCAGAAGTTTGGTACCGTCACAAACAGAAATGCTTGTGAATGCTGCTGGAGGACGTGCCAGCAGATCCGGTATCGAAGCACGTGCCACAACAGCATCTTTACAGTTTGGCACACAGTTATCAACAGAAGTAGACAAATTAAACGCATTAAGTGCCGCAGAAAAAGCCCGCACAAAAGAAATAAATGCTCGTCTACTACCTGCATTTAACGAACAACGAATTAGAGAAGGTACTGTAAAACTCCTTACCAATGAAGTCAAACTAAACGAAAGCAACCGCAGAATTGAGCAAGCATTAAACGGCGAAAGAGCCAGAGGTGTACGTTTCTTAGAAAAACAAACTGCAGAAGAACAGCGTCAAGTACAACTTGGAATTCTCGGACAGAAAACAAACAAACTTCCTGGACAAATTGGTGGCCCTGCATTTCCCAGTGCTGGTCCAGTTCCACTTGGTATGTACGGACAGGGCCGTACACCAGTAGGCGGTAGAAGAGGAGGGGGACTCGGCAAAGCAGCATCAGGAGCACTCAGCAACGCAGCTGTCGGTGGTGCCTTCCCACTGCTGTTCGGTCAGAGTGGAGCTGCAGCAGCCGGTGGTGCCATCGGTGGTATTGCCGGTTCGCTCATCCCCGGTATCGGCGGTTTTGGCGGTTCGCTGATTGGTACGATCCTTGGCGAAAAACTAGGTCAAGGCAATCAAGTCAAGCAGCTTGGTGAAGACATCGGATTCTCTGCCGAGCAAACCAAAATGCTTGGTACTGCCTTCCAACAAGCAGGCAGAGACTTTGATAAGTTCCAGCAGTCTGTCTCTACTATCCAAGGACTCAGCCTATCTATTGAAGATCAAGGTCGTGCTATTCAACTAGCTAGCAGTTTGACAGAAAGTTACAAAGGCAAAATTGACAAAGTTACGAATGCTTTTGCTGGTGCGTTATCAACAGGTAAAGTAACTCAAGGAACACTAAATCAACTTACAAATAACGGTATACCAATCCAGCAAGCCCTTGCGGACAAGTACAACGTCAGCCGCAGTGCCATCATACAGATGGCTAAGGACGGTAAAATTTCTGTTCAAGATCTTATCGACACTCTCGTCAAAGTTGGTAACGAAGGAGCTAAAGCTGCAAGCACACAGAAAGACGTTTTTGCAGATAGTTTTGAGCAGATTAGTAAAGCGGTTGCAGACTTTCAAACAACAACTTCTCAAGCATTTAAAGAGACTGGAGATGCACTGCGCGTAGATTTAGGCGGAGCAGTTCAAGCAGTTACTACCTACATAATAGATTTAATTGGAGGTTTTGGTGAACTAGCTAGGGTTGCTGGACCTGTACTAGATCCAATAATTAGCGGCTACATAAACTTAGAAAAAGCTATTTTTAATGCCGTCGGTGCTGTTCCAGCTTTGCGTGATGCAATTGTACAGTTTGTACTTCAGGTAGCTGGTCCTCTAGCGGGTGTAGTTACATTGATGAATCAGATTAGAGGTTTAGGTACAGCAGCTAAAGGCCCGGAAAAAATGGGCCCGTATGTTCCAGACCGTCTTAAAAAACCACCCCTGCAGTCTTTTATTGCGCCATCGCAAGCAGCAGCTACGGGTAAAAAAGATACTTCTGCTGAAAAAGCTGCCAAAGCAGCAGAACGTGAAGCGGCACGGGTTGCCAACATTGTGCGTGACCGCGCTGCCGAGATGGAAATTATGCGAATGCAGTCAATCTTTGCAGAGCAAATTGCTGTAGCAGAAATCAACAAAGATCCTATCCTCAAATCCCAACTACAAACAACTGAAAAAATAAATCAAATTTCTATCAATTATAGTAAAGCTATAAACGATGAAAAAGCTAAAGGCAATTCGATTCTTGCAAAAGAAGCTATCACGAAAAAAGCAGTAGCTGAAATAGACAAAGTAAACTTTGAAGGTGCTTTAGACATAGCTAAAATAGAAATTGATCGTAAAGAAAATTACAATAATCTTTTGATGGACCTTGATCAAGAACTTAAGTTGCGTTCTGCAACAACAGAAGAAGCACGTAATCAGCTTCGTATTTCCTACGAAATAGCAAAATTGCAGCAGACAAATACCTATAAACCTGAAGAACTTGCTGCAATTAAGAATCGTAAGCAACAATTAACTACACCTAAAACTCCCTACGAAACAATCAATCTGGCTAAAGGTGCCGCTTCTGATGAGCTAACAAAACTACTTGACGTAGGTAATCAACTTGTCACCATAGGTGATGCCATTGGCGCATCTTTTGGTAACTCGTTCAAAGGCATTATCAATGGCACCATGACCGCTCAAGAAGCCTTGGCTGGTTTCTTCCAAAGTGTGGCCGATGCCTTTTTAGACATGGCTGCCCAGATTATTGCCAAGTGGATTACCATGACAATTCTTAATTCTGTACTTTCGCTATTCCCTGGCGGTGGAGCTGGTAGCGGTTTAGCAGTATCTGGAGGAGCTGGATTTGATATGGGTGCACTTAACAATGTCGGTCTTCCAGGTTTTGGAAGACGAGCCATGGGAGGCCCTGTAGCAGGTGGAACACCATACATCGTGGGTGAAAAGGGCCCCGAGCTATTCATGCCGGGCCGCAGTGGTACGGTTATTCCAAATAACAGCCTCAGCGGTAGTAGCACCAACGTCGTAGTTAATGTGGATGCCAGCGGCAACTCCAACGTCCAGGGCGACCAGGCCCAGGCTAAACAACTCGGAGTTGCCGTTTCCGCCGCAGTTCAGGCAGAATTAGTGAAACAACAACGCCCTGGTGGCCTCTTGGCTGGTACCCGACGCTAATGGCTTACTACTACGGCTACCAAGGCTCAGTCAAATTCAACAGTACAGGTGGCGCCGCAGCCACCCTTGTACAAATCACGGACTGGAGCATGAGCGTTGAAAAGCAGGTGTACGAAACCACCCAAATCAACGACACCTACTCCAAAAAATGCGGCGGCCTCATCTCCGGCTCTGGTACCGTCAATCTGATCTACACAGGCGACAACAACACCTTCATCGAAGCCGTCAACACCTCATCCGATGCTGGCACAGCCCTATTCGAGTTGTACCTATCCCAAGCTGACACAAAACGTATTGTCTTCAATGGCATCATCACAAACGCCTCCTACAGCGCAGCAGTTGATGACGTCTCCAAGATGAGCTGCGATTTTGTCACCAACGGCACCATTACACTGGATCTCTAATGGCTACCTTCCCAAGCATTACGCCAACTTATGGCGCCCAGAAGACCAGCCAGCCAAAGGTGCGGCAGGTGCAGTTTGGTGACGGCTATTCCCAACGACTAACGGTAGGACTGAATCAAAACCCTAAATCGTGGAGCCTTACCTGGGAAGTGTCAGAAACTGACGCGGATACCATTGAGACATTCCTTGATGCACGGGCACTGGATGGTGCATCATTCACCTGGACTCCACCTGCCGAGGCAACGGCCTATCAGTGGACCTGCTACGACTGGTCTAAGTCAATTCCGTACTTGAATCGTGCCACAATACAAGCAACATTTACGCAAGTTTTTGAGCCGACGCCATGAGCACCATCGTCACCCGGTCTGGCAAAGGCAGCCCATTGACCCACGTTGAGGTTGATGCCAACTTCACAAACCTTAATACTGATAAGGCTGGGTACATTGTTGGCGATGGTGGCACGGTCGCACAGTCCACTAGCAAAAGCACAGCCGTAACACTCAGCAAGAAATGCGGTCAAATCACAATGAACGCTGCATCACTGGCAGCCGACACCACGGTGAGTTTCACGCTGACCAACAGCACCATTGCAGCAACTGATTTGCTGGTGCTTAACCACGTCAGCGGTGGCACTGTTGGCTCGTATTTGCTGAATGCTCAAGCAGCCGCTGGTTCAGCAACTATCAATGTTCGCAACATAACTGCTGGCGCATTGGCTGAAGCAATTGTGATTCGCTTTGCACTTGTCAAAGCTTCCATCACATAACAGATGACCAATGCTGCTATTACAGATGCAATCCAGGAGATTGCTCCTAGTGCGCTAATTGAGCTATTTCAGCTTGAATTAAATGTGGCGCAACATGGTGTTGCGGAAACATATTATTTCCATGCTGGCACCAGCATGAATAACAGTGGTGAATTGATCTGGAATACTCAGCCGTACATGGCATTGCCAATTGAGGTAGAAGGTTTTGAGTACAGCGGTCAAGGTACGTTGCCGCGTCCCAAGCTACGTATAAGTAACATTCTTGGAACCATCACAGCGTTAATTCTGACGCTACCAGAAGGTCTAGAAGGTGCAAAGCTGACACGCATCAGAACTCTGGCGCGATTCATTGATGCAGATAATTTTGCCGCTGGTGTTGATTATTTATTAACAGAAGATAGTTTTGCACTGACGTATGAAGATGGTACATTTATTTATCAAGAAGTTGGCAACCCATTTGGTGCGCCAGATCCTACTGCTGAATTTCCACGCGAGATCTACTTTGTAGATCGCAAATCAGCAGAGAACCGCAATATGGTTGAGTTTGAACTTGCCAGTGCATTTGATATGGCGGGCATCAGGGCACCAAAACGTCAGTGCATTACACGTTGCCAGTGGGTTTACCGTTCGACTGAATGTAGCTACATCGGTACCAGCTATTTTGACGCAAGTGATGTAGCAGTTGGCAATGCCAGTGAAGATGTATGCGGAAAACGTGTTGATAGTTGCAAGGCGCGATTTGGTCAAGCAGCATTACTTCCATTTGGAGGGTACCCTGGAATTGGTACTTATTTCGCATGACCTGGCGTAAAATTGCCTTGGAACATGCCGTAGCTGATGATCCCCGCGAGTCATGTGGTGTGGTCGTAGTTATCAAAGGTCGAGAACGTTATTGGCCATGCCGCAACCTAGCCACACAACCCGAGCAGTTGTTCGTGCTGGATCCTGAGGATTATGCTGCTGCCGAAGATGCTGGCGAGATTACGGCCATCGTGCATAGCCACCCGGTAACACCAGCCGTGCCCAGTGAAGCTGACAAGGTGGCAGCGGAGGCCAGCAAACTTCCTTGGCATATCGTCAATCCTAAGACTAAAGCCTGGGGTACCTACACACCGTGCGGTTATCGTTCCAGGTTGCTTGGCCGCCAGTGGGTGTGGGCCGTGCAAGATTGTTGGACATTGGCGCGTGATTGGTACCGCGAAAACGGAATCATGCTGCGCGACTGGGATCGGCCACTGGATCCAGCCGACTTCCTAGCTGCACCAATGTTTGACGGCTGCTGGGCAGCAACAGGATTCCGTGAACTGGAAGAAGATGAGTCACTGGAACGTGGTGACTTGCTGCTGATGTCGATCAATGCACCTGGATTAAATCATTGCGCCGTGTATATCGGTGATGGAATGGTGCTCCATCACATCCAAGGTCGCCTCAGCAGCAGGGACATGTATGGTTATGGTGGATGGTTGGCTAAAGTAACCGGAAGGAGGTTGCGTCATGCTTCGTAAGATTAAGCTCTACGGGCAGTTGGCCAAGTTCATTGGCAGGCGTGTGCTCGAAGCCGACGTGGCTACTGCGGCAGAAGCAGTGCGGATGCTGGTGGCTAATTTTCCTGGCCTTGAGCAGCACATGGCCGAGCAGTATTACCGCGTGACGGTCGGCACCTACGACTTGGAGGAAGCAGAAATTCACGATCCGACCGGGCGGCAAGACATTAAGATTGTGCCGGTTATTGCTGGCGCTGGTGCAGTGGGGAGGGTTATTCTTGGTGTAGCTTTAATTGCGGCTTCATTTTTTACTGCTGGGGCAACAATTGGACTATTGGGTCTAGCAGCACCAGTAGCACTTAGCACAGTTTTTGCTGGCCTTGGCGCAAGTTTATTATTGGGCGGCGTTGCGCAATTGTTAACGCCCGTTCCTAAAGTCCCGCAAGGTTCAGGCACCGATAACGATCCACGCAAAACTTATAACTTCTCCGGTATCCAGCAAACTTCGCGGCAAGGTGTGCCCGTACCTTGTGTCTATGGCCTTACACTGGTCGGCAGCGTGGTGATCTCCGCTGGCACTGACACCGTGCAGGTGCAAGCATGACAATTATTGGTGCTGGTGGCGGTGGCTTTGGCAAAGGTGGTCGTGGTGGCAGTAGTCGCACACCTACAACTGCGCCAGATAGTCTTGATTCAAGACAATATGCCAATGTTATAGATCTAATTTCTGAAGGTGAGATTGAAGGTCTTGTTGATGGATTTAAATCCATTTTTCTTAATAATACTGCCTTGCAAAATGCAGATAACAGTTACAACTTTCAAGACGTCGAGATCTACACCCGCAATGGCACCCAAAACCAGCCATACATTCCACTGACTTCAAACATTGAAGACGAAAAACCAGTTGGCCTAACAGTTGTCAAAGCGGTCCCCCAAGTTCGCACCATTACCGATGTTGATGTTGATGCTGTTCGCGTAACAATTGCTGTCCCAGCACTTCAGAAAATTAACAGTAAAAATGGTGACACACTTGGCGCAAGTGTACGCTTACAAATTGCTGTTCAATATCAAAGCGGTGGATACACAGTAAAAATTGACGATACAATCACTGGCCGCACTGCCGATGAATACCGCAAGGATTATTTAGTTGAAATAGCGCGTCCCAATCCATCAGACATTGTTGACATCAAAGTTACCCGCATCACGGATGATAGTACAGATTCATTGCTGACCAATGCGTTTAACTGGAGCAGCTATACAGAAATTGTCTGGGCAAAATTAACTTACCCCAATAGCGCATTGATTGGAATGCGCGTTGATGCTGAACAATTTAGTAGCATTCCACAACGCAGCTACCTTGTCAAAGGCATTAAGGTCCGTATCCCAAGTGGAACAACGGTTGATGCAGCCACTGGACGCATCATCTATCCAACTAACTTTATCTGGAACGGTACATTTGCAGCCGCTGCTTGGACCTCATGCCCAGCATGGATTTTATGGGATTTGCTAACAAGCACTCGTTATGGATTTGGTAATCATATTGCTGCATCACAACTTGATAAGTGGGCATTTTTTGCTGCTAGCAAATATTCAAACGCACTAGTTGATGATGGCTTTGGTGGTCAAGAGGCGCGGTTCAGTTGCAATACCTCAATCCAAACAGCCGAAGAAGCATACAAACTTGTCAACGATCTACTGTCAGTCATGCGTTGCCAGGCATTCTGGAGCACTGGCAGTCTGACTATTGCACAGGATGCCCCATCAGATCCAGTGTATCTATTCAACCAAGCAAACGTAACTGAAGAAGGTTTTTCATACAGTGGCAGTAGTCTCAAGATTAGACCCAATGTTGCAGTAGTTAGTTACCTTGATTTGAACCTAAGGGATACGGCTTACGAGGTGGTCGAGGATAGTGATTCGATCTCAAAATACGGGGTGGTGAAAAGTGAAATTAGCGCCTTTGCTTGCACCAGCAGAGGACAGGCTAACCGTATTGGTAAGTGGTTATTGTTTTCTGAACGCTACGAAAAAGAAGTCTGTATCTTTGCATCCAGTCTTGATGCTGGTCAACAGGTCCGGCCTGGGCAAATCATCTTAATTTCAGATCCAGTTCGTGCTGGATCACGTCGCGCTGGTCGTATTACAGCCGCAACAACGACAGCAATTACGGTTGATGACTCAGCCGATACTAACCTTAGTATTGCAGGTGGTTCATTGTTGAGCGCAATCCTGCCTGATGGCAGCGTCGAACAACGTTATGTTTCAACAGTTGCAGGTCGTGTAATTACGTTGCAATCTGCTTTAAGTGCTGCGCCAAATGTAAATAGTATTTGGATTCTTGAAAGTCCAACTCTTCAAGCATCTACGTGGCGAGTCATCAGTATTAATGAACAGGATGGCATCAACTATGGCATCACAGCTATTTCACACAATGAAAGCAAGTATGGTTACATTGAAGATGGAACGCCACTTGAATTTAGGGATACAACAGATCTCAATGAAATTCCAGCGCAACCCACTGAACTGGCAGTATTAAGTACAGTTCAAGTTGGTAGCAGTAGTACAAGTCCAGAAGTTCAATATGAACTCAATGGCCGCATTGCCGTCAAAATTACTTTTCACTGGTCAGCACCACAAGGTATCAAAAAGTTTCGCGTCAAATATCGGCATGAAGATGACAACTTCACAACGGTCACAGTTCAGGGCACCACGTTTGACATACTTGATGCCAAGACTGGCAACTATCAAATTCAAGTAAGCAGCATCAGTTCAACCAACATTCTATTCAGCGAACCAGCATTAGCTAATTACACAGTGGCTGGCCTTGGTGCTGCACCATCAAACGTGCAGGAGTTAAGTGCAATTGCCACCAGTGAAGAAACGTTGATTCTTACCTGGAAGCAGGCACCAGAACTTGACGTGCAAGTTGGTGGTCGCGTCATCATTCGCCATGACCCACGAGCATTGGCTAGTGCTGACTGGAATAGCAGTAACGACATTGTTCAAGCTGTCGCTGGTAGCTCCACACAAAAACAAGTACCGCTGCTGCCAGGCACCTACTTCTTAAAGTTTGAGGATTTCCTTGGTAACCGCTCTGTAGTTGCAACAGGTGTTGAGGTTGGTCTACCTCAGCCAGAATCGCGTGTTATTGCAAAAGAATGGGCAGAACAAAGTCTTGCCACACCATTCAGTGGAACAAAAACCAACTGTGCATATGACGCTGGCGAAACAGCTCTTGTACTGACACCAAATGTTTATGTTGCACCAGATTATTGGGAAACAATTTACTGCGAAGGTGATTGTGGTGCCGAGTATCAATTCAAGGATACATTTGATCTAGGAGATGCCTATGATTTCAGGATCCGTCGAAATATCGTCAGCCGTCCGCTGGTATTCTCCACTTTGTTTGATGCTGTGAGTGGATCGTTTGATGATCAAACTGGATTCTTTGATGGCACAGTAGCAGATCAGGTCAATGTTACGACTTATGTGCGCGTCACATCTGATGATCCAGCAGCATCACCAGTGTGGGGACCATGGACTGATTTCACAAGCGGGATGATTCGTGGCCGTGGTGTCCAGGTAAAAGCAATTATCACAACTCAAACTGAATTGATTGGTGTTGCAGTTGATGAACTTGGCGCCATTCTTGAACTGACAAGACGCGTGACGACCAGTTTGACCACGCTGACTAGCAGCAGCAGTGCAGTAACTTCCATTACATTTCCTAATGCTTTCTACAAAGCAGTGACCGTTGGTGATCCGTACTACACCTTGCTACCTAGCGTTGGTGTTACGGCATTGTCGATTGGAGCAAACACACACGCCGAAATCACAAACCTTACCCGCACTGGGTTCAATGTTGAGTTTCTGCAAGGCGGTAGCAGACGGGTGGTAGACTTCACCTATAATGCCGTTGGCTACGGACGCGCCTTCTAATGGCTCAATCTGATCAAGTAGTCCAAAACGCAACGTTTCCGAGCGTTCGTGCGGACATTAACGACAACCTTGCAGCACTATTCAGTCAAAGCAGCGGTAACAGCGCACCAACCGTAACGGTCGCCTACCAGCCGTGGGTAGATACCAGCAGTAGCCCACCAGTTTGGAAAGTCCGCAACGGATCCAATACTGCATGGATTTCAGTTGGTCTTTTGGATCCTGCTGGCTTTAATGCTGGCGGTATTACTGGAATTGCCAATGGTGGCACGGGTGCTACGACAGCAGCATTGGCACTAGCTGCGTTGTTGCCTAGCCAAGGTGGTAATGCAGGCAAAGCATTGGTCACCAGTGGTAGTGCTGCATCATGGGGCACCGTTGCATCGGGTGCGTCGTATCAAGTTTTTGGCAGCAGTGTCACCTATACACCAACAGCAGGTAAGACCACATTTTTAATAATTCTTACTGGTGGTGGTGGCGGTAGTTGTGGAACTAACAGTAGTCCTGGTAGCAATCAATGTGGAGGTGGAGCTGCTGGCACAATGATTCGTTTGTTAAATACTACAGAATTAGGTTCAACTGCATCTGTTGGTATTGGTGCTGGTGCTGCTGGGGGTGCTGGCGTTGGAGGTTTTGCTACTCCTGGCACTGGTGGTACTGGTGGTACAAGCAGCTTTACCTGTTCTGGCACTGGTGGTGTCATATACGCATACGGTGGTGCCGGTGGAGCGTATGGTGCTGCGGGCGGTGATGGTGGCAGTGTTTCAAGTAGTGGCGGATTTGGATTAGATGGTGGTAGAGGTCAAACTAATGGTGAGTATCTATCCTTAGGTGGGATGTCATTTTGGGGCGGTTCTTATGGCAGAGGTGGCTATAGTCCATCAGGCAATAACAGTACAGGTGGTTCAGGTGTACAGGGAGTCTGTGCAATTTTTGAATGGTGACCGGCATGAACACCTACGCGCTGATTGACTTTGCAACCACTTTGGTGGTCAATATCATGATCTGGGATGGCATGGGGCCATGGGCACCACCTGAAGGTCATATTGCTGTCGTCATTCCCAAAGACAGTGCCGCTGGCATTGGTTGGACTTATGTTGATGGTGAATTCATTGCACCACCAACGCCTGAAGTTGACACCGAAGGCTAGACTGACACTACGCAAGGACTCCTATGGCTAACCGCAAAATCTCGGATCTGACGGCACTGACAGCACCAGCCACTGGTGACCTGCTGCCCATCGTCGATATTAGCGAGGCTGCGGCAGCCGATAAGAACAAGAAGATCACGTTTGGCGAACTACTGAGCAGCGCACCGGATGGCTCGGCAGCAGCACCAAGCTTTAGCTTTGACAATGACCCTAATACCGGCATCTACTCTGCTGGCGCCGACCAACTGGCGATCTCGACGGGAGGCACGGGGCGGTTGTTTGTGGATGCGAGTGGGACTGTGGGGATTGGTGTTGGATCAGATTCAGGCGCATCCAAATTTTTTATAGCTGGCAACGGTACTGCTGGCTTGACAAATATCTTTACTCTTCGTACGGTAAGTGGAAATTCATATGGACTTCAAGTTAAAGGCAACAATACCAATGATGAATGGTTAATCCAAAATTACTACAACGCCGCCTTAGCTTTTGGAACAAACAACACCGAACGCCTGCGAATCACAGCCGCTGGCCTCGTAGGCATAGGAACTAGTAGTCCAGTTGCAAGTTTTCACGTTGTTGGCGCGAATGGTGCTGGGCTAAGGATTGATCAAAGTAATTACAATTATTACGGCGCCTATAGCCATGTATTCATGAAT